ACCTGTCCGCGCTGAACAGCAAATTCACCATTGAGCCGTCCGTGTCGCAGACGCTGGAAAGCAAAATTCAGGAGTCGTCCGCGTTCCTGCAGGCCATCAACATCATGCCGGTCAGTGAGCAGAGCGGCGAACGGCTGGGGCTGGGGATCGGCACCACCATTGCGGGCACCACCGACACCACCCAGAAAGAGCGCGAGCCTACCGATCCGACCTACATCGACGGCGACGGCTATAAATGCACACAGACCAACTTTGACACCGCGCTGCCTTATTCAAAGCTGGACATGTGGGCGAAGTTCAGCGATTTCCAGGTGCGCATCCGTGATGCCATCGTGAAACGTCAGGCGCTGGACCGCATCATGATCGGCTTCAACGGTCTGAAGCGTGAGAAAACCTCTAACCGCGTACAGAACCCGCTGCTGCAGGACGTGAATATCGGCTGGCTGGAGAAAATCCGCCAGGAAAAACCGTCGCAGGTGCTGGGTCAGCACATCGGTGACGATGGCAAGGTGGTGTCGGACAAAATCACCGTGGGTAAAAACGGCCTGTTCCGTAACCTGGACGCCGTGGTGATGGGCGCGGTGTCGGAAAAAATCGGCGTGCAGTATCAGGACGACACCGAACTGGTGGTTATCTGCGGACGCCAGCTGCTGGCTGATAAGTATTTCCCGCTGGTCAATCAGAGCCAGCCCAACACTGAAGCGCTGGCCGCTGATCTGATCATCAGTCAGAAGCGCATCGGTGGCCTGCAGGCAGTCCGTGCGCCGTACTTCCCGGCGAATGCGCTGCTGATCACCCGTCTGGATAACCTGTCCATCTACTGGCAGGAAGAGACGCGCCGCCGCTCCATCATCGACAACCCGAAACGTGACCGCATCGAAAACCTTGAGTCGGTCAACGAGGCTTACGTGGTCGAGGACTACGACTGTACCTGCCTGGTGGAAAACATCGAGCTGCTGGAGCAGGAGCCGGAAAAAGAGCAGGAGCCGGAAAAAACGTCAGGTGAAATGAGCGAAGCGGAAATTGCACGCATCGCCACCGTGGCGGCCAGCGTGGTCAAGTCCATGAATGATGCAGGCAGTTCAGCGGCCAGCGTGGACACCACGCAGACCGGTGGCGGCAGCAAAGGCGGAGCGTAACCCGTGACTAACCCTTTCCGCGCGCATACGCGTTTTATTCAGGCACAGGAGGCCGCCCGGTCGGGCGGCAGTGGCCGCAGCACAAAGGGCTATGACCTGATGCTGCTGCAGCTGAACGAAGACCGCCGCCGCCTCAAGGGCATTCAGTCCAACGTCCGAAAAGGTGAAATCAAGGTGGAGGTGCTGCCGAAGTACGCCGCCTGGGCTGAGGGCGTGCTGAGCGCGGACGGCGCGCAGCAGGACGACGTGCTGATGTACGTGATGCTGTGGCGCGTTGACGCCGGTGACTATGCCGGTGCGCTGGCGATTGGCCGCCACGCACTGAAGCACGGCTGGGCGATGCCGCTGGGACAACGCACCACGGCGACGGTGCTGGCCGAAGAAATTGCCGACGCGGCAAAGGCCGCCATTCTGGCGCAGACGCCGTTTGATCCGGCCCTGCTGCTGGAGGCGCTGGAAGTTGTGGACGCGCACGACATGCCCGATCAGTCACGCGCCCGTCTGCACAAGTCCATTGGATGGGTGCTGACGGAAAGCAGCCCGGCGTCCGCGCTGAACCATCTGAAGCGCGCCCTGCAGCTGGACGAGAAATGCGGCGTTAAAAAAGACATTGAGCAGCTGGAGCGGAAAATCCGTAACGCCAGCTGATAACCGGACGTGCCCACGCGCGGGGCGGCACGGGGTGGCGACAGGCAGCGCCGCATCAAAACCCCGTCCACCGCCCACCTATTCAGGAGTAACAGAGCAATGGAATTTATCGCGCCACAGAAGGCGACGGGAACGCCGGACATCATCCCCAACAATTCATTCTGGCCCGACGTTGATCTGGCGAAGTTCCGCAGCGTCATGCGCGTTGACGGCACCGTGACGCCGGAGCGTCTGCGTCAGGTGGTACTGACCGCGATGGCGGAGGTTAACACGGAGCTTTACCCGTGGCGTGAGCGGCAGGAGCTGGCCGGTCATAACGGCCTGGCTGACGTTCCGGCGGAGCGTCTGGCCGGTGTGAGTGTGCGGCTGCATCATTATGAAAATGCGGTGTGGTGCTGGACGCGCGCGGTGCTGAACGAGCGTTATCAGGACTTTGACGCCACCGCCTCCGCCGTGAAGCGCGGCGAAGAACTGAGTGATGCCAGCGGCGATCTCTGGCGCGATGCGCGCTGGGCCGTCAGCCGCGTGCAGGACATGCCGCACTGCACCGTAGAGCTTATCTGATGAAAGTGCGTGCGCAGCAGTATGACACGGTGGACGCACTCTGCTGGCGTCACTACGGGCGCACGCAGGGCATGACGGAACAGGTGCTGCAGGCAAATCCGGGGCTGGCGGAGCACGGCCCCCTCTTACCGCACGGGCTGGAGGTGGAGCTGCCGGACGTGACAGTGACGGCCACCGTGCAGGCCGTCCAGCTTTGGGACTGAATCATGTGGGAAAAAATCAGCACCTTTTTAACCTGGTGCATTGCGGTGGTGATGGCGTGGCTGGGCGGCATGGACCTGAAAGACGTGTCAACCGTGGCCGGTGTGTTAATCGGCCTGCTGATGGCGCTTATCAGCTGGTACTACAAACACAAAACCTATCAGCTGCTGGCAAGCGGGCGCATTACGCGGGGGGAATATGAATCTGCAGACCGTTAAACGCTGCGCCGTGGGCGTGGTGCTGGCGCTGGCCGCATCAATGCCCGGCTTTCAGCAGCTGCACACCTCCGTGGAGGGGCTGCGGCTGATTGCGGATTACGAGGGCTGCCGCCTGCAGCCCTACCAGTGCAGCGCGGGAAAGTGGACCGACGGGATCGGTAACACGTCCGGCGTGGTGCCGGGTAAGTCCATCACAGAACGGCAGGCGGCGGGGAATTTCATTACCAACGTGGTGCGCACTGAGGCGGCACTGGCGCGCTGCGTGGCGGTTTCCATGCCGCAGCAGGTTTATGATGCGCTGGTGTCGCTGGCGTTCAACGTCGGGACCGGCAATGTATGCGGCTCCACGATGGTGTCGTTGCTGAAAAAGGGTAAATGGCTGGAGGCGTGTTATCAGCTGCCGCGCTGGGTGTACGTGAAAGGCGTATTCAATCAGGGGCTGGATAACCGGCGCGGGCGTGAACTGGCCTGGTGCCTTAAGGGAGTCTGAGCACATGAAGAACATCGTCGTGATGGTTCTTTTTTTTCTGGGGATAGTGTTGTGGCAGTCGTGGAACCTGCACAACGCCTATCAGAAGATTCACGCACATGAGGCAGTTATAGAAACTCAGGGAAAAAAGCTGATCCACAAAAACAGCCAGCTGATTGCCCTGAACATCCTGACGCAGACCAGCAGCCAGGCGCAGACGCAGCTTTACGCCGCCGCTGAACGCAACGGCCAGCTGCTGCGCGACCGGCAGCGAAAGATTGAGGAACTGAAACGTGAAAATGAAGACCTGCGCCGCTGGAGTGACACCGCTCTGCCTGATCCTATTGTCCGGCTGCGCCAGCGACCGGCCCTTGCAGGAGGTGAATCTTACCGTGAGTGGCTGTCCGAAAATCACCCGCTGCCAGCTGGACCCGGCAGCGCCGCGCACTAACGGTGACCTTCTGGCCCTGCTGGACGAAACGGAGGCCGCCTGGGCGGCGTGTGCCGGTAAGGTCGATACCATCATCAGCTGTCAGGTAAAAGACGATGAACAAGCCGCAGTCCTTACGCAGCGCCCTGAATAAGTCCGTTCAGTATGTGGCCGACAACCCCGACCGCCTGCACCTGTTCGTGGACAGCGGCCAGTTGGTTGCCACGTCCGCCGCGTCCCTGTCGTGGGAGTATCGCTACACCCTGAACGTGGTGATCACCGACTTCACCGGCGATCAGAACCTGCTGATGGCCCCGATGCTTTTATGGCTGCGGGGAAACCAGCCCGATGCGCTGCAGAACAGCGAGGCGCGCGAAAAGCTGTTTTCGTTTGAGGTCGATATTCTGGCGAATGACCGCTGTGATATCAGCATGGACCTAAAGCTGACCGAGCGCGTGATAGCGACGGTTGAGGACGGGAAGGCGCACATTGAGGCGGTGCCGGAGCCGGACGCGCCGGAAGAATTCTGGGCGGTGAAACGTGGCTGAACTACATGAAGTGGATGCATGGCTGGCGGCGCTGCTTTCACAGCTGGAACCGGCGGCCCGGAAAAAGATGCTGCGGGAAGTGGCGCGGGATGTACGTCGCATTCAGCAGGCGAACATCACCTCGCAGCGTTCCCCGGACGGCACCGCATGGGAGCCGCGCCGCGTCAGTGCCCGCAGCAAAAAGGGCCGCATCCGTCGCGGCATGTTTGCGAAGCTGAAGACGGCAAAATATCTTAAGGCGCAGGCAGGCGCAGACTCCGCTGAGGTTGCCTTTGTTCCGGGAGTGCAGAAGCTGGCCCGCGTCCATCACTACGGCCTGCGGGACCGGGTAAGCCGTCGCGGCCCGATGGTGAAATATGCTGAACGTCCGCTTCTGGGTATAAATAACGAAGTCGAAAGTTTAGTATATGGGATCTTAGTGCGCTGGCTTGAATAGGCGGCGTATATAAAAAAATTTCATTTTCTATATTTCGGCACGACTAAATATTAAACATCATTCCATATAAACTATCACTCACGGTGCCCCCGCTCATTTTGATCCAGCCAATATTTAGCACTGTGTCATTTCCATGCACTCTTGTATTGTTTATTAGCATATCAAAGTGTTCTATAATCAGTTCTTGATTATTCTCAAACCTAATTGTCATAGCGGTCTTTTTTTCTTTTTCTTTTATATGGAATTTGTTACCTTCAACTTTAAAATCCCAAACGTTATCTGAACTTACAATCCACTCATTTTTTACGATGCTAAGGGTTTGCTTTCCTTCGCTGTCCCAGAACTTAGCACTAAGAAGATATTTTCCATCTTCATGTTCAATTTTAAAAACATCATGTCCTGAAATATGAATTGGGATATTACAGCGAATTAGCTTTTGTCCACCAATAATTACAGTAGGGTGTGTATCACAGAAATAAACTTGGTCCCTAACTACTCCTGCCATTTTTGCTGCTGGGTTTTTCATTGCTTCTTTTACCAGATCTTTACTAATCTGACGACTGGTTACTTTTCTGTGGCAAGTAGGGCAAAGAAGAGTAATTGCTTCAGGTAAATGTTCATGCGCATCAATATAAAGCGGATCGACATGTTCATAATCGATGATTGGAGTAGCGCAAAAAATACACCCAAACCCATCTCTTCTTCTTACTTCCCTCCTGACCTTTTCAGGAATATAACGCGATAGCCCATACTGATTAGTTTCACTCATAATGCACTCTCTAGTGGTAATTGATTGATGTGTTCGAAATAAAATATGAATTTTAATTGCTTTGATTTTTTTCGACTGACCAAATTTACATTTTCTAATGTGCTATCGCAACAACTCTCTAAGCCAATATTATTTTAAAAGATTTTGTGCCATGAACCATACAAATCTCACTCAGTGCTTGTATGAGGCATAAATGCCACTCTTAAAACATGAACGAAAAACTGACCGAAATCATGCGCCTTATCACCAACCTGATCCGCACTGGCATTGTGTCCGAAGTGGACCCGGTGAACTGGCTGTGCCGGGTGAAAACGGGCGACCTCGAAACCAACTGGATCAACTGGCTCACCCTGCGCGCCGGTAATACACGCACATGGTGGAAGCCCACCATGGGGGAACAGGTCGTGCTGCTGAGCCTGGGCGGCAACCTCGAAACTGCCTTTGCGCTGCCTGCAATCTATTCCGAAGCATTCCCGCCGCCCGACTATTCAGAAGACGGCACCACAACTGTGTTTAAGGACGGTGGCTGGTTTCAGTACGAGCCCGAAACCGGCCAACTGCTGATAAAGAACATCAGAAGCGTGCGCATTGAAGCGGCAGACGGCATTCAGCTGATTACCGATGCGCTGGGAATAGAGGCCAGCCAGACACGGATTAACGGTGACACCACGATGAACGGCGATGTGACCCACGGCGGCGGCTCAATGAGTTCTAACGGCGTGATTGCTGATAAGCACTTACACAACAAAGTTAAGAGTGGCAGCGATACGTCAGGAGGCCCGCAATGATGTACCTCGGCATGAACCGCGACACCGGCGAAGCTATTACCGACATCGATCACATCCGGCAGAGCGTGCGCGACATCCTGATCACCCCTGAAGGCAGCCGCATCGCCCGGCGTGATTACGGTTCGCTGCTGTCAGTACTGATTGACCAGCCGCAGAACGACGTGATCCGCCTGCAGGTAATGGCGGCGGTGTATGTCGCCATCAGCCGCTGGGAACCTCGCGTAAGGCTGAGCACCGTAAACCTCACCAGCGACTTTGACGGCTCTATGGTGGTTGAAATGACCGGTCAGCGGGATGACGGCTCGCCGGTTGCTATGTCTTTACCAACGGGGGTGAACAGTGGCAGTAATTGACCTTTCCCAGCTGCCCGCACCACAGATTATTGAGGTGCCGGACTTTGAAACGCTTCTGGCAGAGCGCAAAGAGTCGCTGATTGCGCTTTATCCGGCGGATGCACAGGCCGCCATGCGCCGCGTGCTGGCGCTGGAGTCCGATCCGATTGTGAAATGCCTGCAGGAAAGCACATACCGGGAAATCCTGTTGCGCCAGCGCATTAACGAGGCGGCGCAGGCGGTGATGGTGGCCTACGCAATCGGCAGCGATCTGGAACAGCAGGCGGCCCGTAATAACGTGAAGCGCCTGACCATTACGCCAGCGAATCCTGACGCAGTGCCGCCGGTGGATGCGGTAATGGAATCGGACGATGCCCTGCGCGTGCGCGTGCCTGAGGCGTTTGAGGGGCTGAGCGTGGCCGGACCGACGGGCGCGTATGAGTTTCATGCTAAAAGCGCCGATGGCCGGGTGCAGGACGTTTCCGCCATCAGCCCGTCACCGGCGACAGTGCTGATCACCGTCCTGAGCCGCGAAGGCGACGGCACGGCGGCAGCGGATTTGCTGAATACAGTGGACACAGCACTGAGCGCCGACAGCGTGCGCCCGGTGGCCGACCGGGTGACGGTTCAGGGGGCGACTATTCGCAACTACAGCGTGAAGGCCAGACTGCACTTGTTCGACGGCGTGGCCGCCGGTCCCTGCCTTGAGGCGGCAAACGCGAATCTGGCCGCTTACCTTACCGAACAGAAAAAGCTGGGGCGCAGTGTGCGGCGTGAGTCCTACGGGGCGGTGATGCGCGTGGCCGGTGTGGACTGGGTGGAAATCACCGAACCATCGGAGGACATCATCATGGACCGCACGCAGGCGGGTTACTGCACCGGCACGGACATTTTCGTAGCGGGCGATCAGGGGGTGACATGAGCAACAGCAGTCTGATGCCGCCCGGTTCGTCTGCGCTTGAGCGCCGTTTAGCGCAGGCGTGCAGCGGCATTTCCGGACTGAACGTGCCGCTGCGCGACCTTTGGAACCCGGCCACCTGCCCGGTGAGCTTTCTGCCTTATCTGGCATGGGCCTTCTCGGTGGACCGCTGGGACGAAAGCTGGGCTGAGAGCGTCAAACGGCAGGTGGTGAGCGATGCGTTTTATATTCATCAGCACAAAGGCACCATCAGCGCCATCCGCCGCGTGGTGGAG